AATATCTTATTTGCCGGATATGTAGGAAAAGATGTTGATGGTTTTGATAAATGGGTTGTAGAGGGTAAAGGTGAAGGGTTCACTATGAAAGGTTCGTTCTATAACGAACAGGATTATAATAACTTTGTTTAAACCAACACAGAAGTTTAAGGACGATTTCAACCTGGTACTTAACCACTATCAGGTTGATGTTGATGAAGCAAACTTCGAGAAGGCCCGGGTGATGGCTAATTACCATGATGCGGCTTTGTGCTATGCTGCTATTGCGGACGAAATTAAGAGGGAGTTGATATGATTATTATTTGTGCTAAAATAGCGGAAAAGTTAAAGGAATTGAATTATGGCAATGACACCTAAAAAGGAAAAATTTGCTCAAAACATTGTTTCAGGCATGAATCAAAGTGATGCATATCGTGCGGCTTATTCTTGTGAAAATATGCTTGACTCTACAATAAACAATAACGCGTACATGCTAATGAATGACAGCGATATTAAAGAGAGGATTGAGCAACTACGCCTACCTATAGCAGAACGAATCGGCATGGGTCTTGAAGATTACCTAAAAGAAATGATTGCACTCAAGTCAGCCGCTCAAGAAGATCAAGACCATAATCCAGCCATTAAAGCACATGAGCTTATCGGTAAATGTCTTGGTTATTATGTCAACAAAACGGAGGTATCTGGCTCTTTAGCTATTGATCAATTGAGTGATGAAGAGCTTGATAAAAAACTGGCAGAAAAATTATCGAACGTCACGAAAAAATAGAGATCCTGCGATTGATTGAAGAGAAGGAAAGAAGGCAATCAAGGCGCAAGATTTATACATATTATCCGGATCATGGAGAGCTAAGGCGCGAGTTATATCAAAAGCACCTTAGCTTTTTTTCTGCTGGTAAAAATTATCGCCAACGTTTAATGCTTGCTGCAAACCGTGTTGGCAAGACTGAAGGTGTTGGTCTTTATGAATTAACACATCATTTGACTGGAGATTATCCAGCCTGGTGGGATGGCAGGAGGTTTTCGGGAAAGATAAAGGCATGGGCTGCTGGCGATACTAAGCAAACTGTCAGAGAGATTCTGCAAGATAAATTATTGGGTCCTGTTGGTCATTGGGGGACAGGATTAATCCCCGGCGATTCAATCCATAAAATAGTGCGCGGCGGTGGAAGTGTTGCTGATTCTGTTGACATGATCTATATCAAACACAAATCAGGTGGCGTAAGTCAATTAACATTAAAATCATACGACCAACGGCGCGAAGCATTTCAAGGAACCGAACAAGATGTGATCCTTCTTGATGAGGAGCCGCCTGAAGATATTTACACTGAATGTCTTTTGCGGACCATGACAAACAACGGTATGCTAATGCTAACGTTTACGCCGTTGATGGGGATGTCTCATGTGGTTTTAGCATTCCTTCCTGGTGGAGAGCTGCAAGAAAAGCAGGATGGCTCCAAGTTCGTTGTTATGGCAACATGGGATGATGTTCCTCACCTGAATGACGATGTCAAAAAAGAACTATGGGAATCAATACCGCCATTCCAACGCGATGCAAGATCAAAAGGAATCCCGCAGCTAGGATCTGGCGCTATTTATCCTGTACCTGAATCTGATATAGTTGTGCCTGATTTTCCTATTCCAGATCATTGGCCTAGAGTTTATGGTATGGACGTTGGTTGGAATAGAACCGCAGTAGTTTGGGGCGCTGTTGATAGAGACACGCAAACAGTCTATTTGCATTCAGAGCATTACAGGGGACAAGCTGAGCCAGTCGTTCACGCCGAATCAATAAAGTCTCGCGGCGATTGGATACCTGGCGTTATAGACCCGGCATCACGCGGTAGAGGGCAGAAAGATGGCGATCAATTGCTTGATCAATATCAGCAGTTAGGGCTTGACATTGTTACTGCTGTTAACGCAAGAGAAGCAGGAATATACTCAGTGTGGCAGAGATTGAGCGGTGGAAAACTTAAAGTGTTTGAGAGTCTTGGCTCTTGGCGGTCAGAATTCCGATTGTATCGACGTGATGAAAAAGGTAATATCATCAAAGAAAATGATCACTTGATGGATGCAACGCGATACCTTGTTATGTCAGGTATTGATATTGCAAAGACAAAACCAGAGCGCAAGCAGGAAAACTACTATGCTGGAGGTGGGTCATGGATGAGTTAACAAAGATATATCACAAAGATTGCGGCGGGCACGTCGGATATGTGAAGGATGTTTATGGTCTTAAAAAAGACAGGATTAACTTTTTTTTGCTAAACAAGAAGCATCCCGACTGCATGTGTGATCTGCATCTAGGATGTTCTAAATGTGGAAGTTACATAAAGGATGAAAAAGAATTGACCTTGAATTAAATACGTGATATAAGACTCAATCAAAATAACCTAACGCTTTGGAGCGCTGGTTTTGGACTACGAAGAAGAAAAAGACTCTGATGACGATCAAGAAAAATTCATAGCGGAAGCTCGTGAAAAATTCCTATTAGCCGTTGAAAAAGAAAAAGACAACAGAGAATTAGCTCTAGACGACATCAAGTTCGGCCTGCTTGGTGAACAATGGTCCGCTGAAGACATTGAAGCCCGCCGCCGTGAAGGCAAGCCAACACTCACAATTAATAAATTCCCTGCGCATATTAGGCAAGTTGTCAATGATGCGCGTCAAAACAAACCAACAATTCGCGCTCGACCTGTAGATGATTACTCAGATCCTGAGACTGCCGAGATATTAAACGGCCTTATCCGCAACATTGAAGTTAGCAGTAATGCTGATGTTGCTTTCGATACCGCGTTAACTCATGCTGTTGCTGGCGGTTATCCTGGTTATATCCGCATCAATACCAAATACACTGATGATGAGTCTTTCGATCAGGATATCGTTATTGAGCGCGTAAACAATCAATTCTCTATCTATGGTGATCCATACGCAACCAGTGCGGACGGTTCTGACTGGAACTGCTGCTTTGTTGTCGACCGCATAACGCTTGACGAATACAAAGAACGCTTCCCAAAAGCCGAAGAAAACGATTGGATAGCTGACGACAAGTCAGACTACGAATGGATCAATGATGATGGTGTATGGATTGCAGAATATTGGAAGCGCGAGGATGTAGACAAAACAATATGTTTGCTATCTGATGGCGATGTTGTTGATGAGGAAGTTTATAACGATAATCTCGAGATGTTTGAGGCGCTCGGCATTACTAAAACAGATAGCCGGGTAGTTAAGAGCAAGAAAGTCACGCAATACATAATAAATAGTAAAGAGATTCTCGAGGAAAACGAATGGTCAGGTAGATACATCCCTATCGTGCCTTGTTACGGCGAAGAAGTAAACATTGAGAACAAGCGTATATTCAAATCGCTTATCCGTGACTCTAAAGACTCGGCTAGGATGCTGAATTTTTGGCGCTCAACTGCCACCGAATTAGTATCTTCACAAGCAAAAGCACCGTTTATAGCTGAAGAAGATTCGTTGGTAGATCTGCAAAAGTGGGCTACTGCTAACACTAAAAATTATGCGTATCTTGAGTACAAGAAAGGCCGTGTTGCTCCACAAAGACAACCGTTCGCCGGAGTACCTGCTGGCGTATTGCAGGAAGCAATTAATAGTTCTGATGATATCCGGGCAACAATGGGCATGTTCGGCGCTTCTATTGGTGAGCAGGATAATGCAGTCTCAGGTCGTGCGATCATTGCCAGACAGCGAGAGTCTGACACTGGCACATTCCATTTTATTGATAACCAGGCTCGTGCATTGCGCCAAGTTGGTCAAATTATTGTTGATCTAATCCCGCACGTTTATCCAAAGGGGCGCGTAATTCGCATACTTGGAGAAGATAAGAAAGAGTCAGAGAACATCAAGTTAGGTCAGCCAAAAAGCGAAGATGATATCAGCAATATATACGATTTTAGCGTAGGAAAATATGATGTTGTTGTTGAAGTTGGTCCAGGCTACACAACAAAACGTCAGGAAGCCGCTCAACAAATGATTGAGTTTTCCCGCGTTAATCCGGCGGCATCCAGCTTAATCAGTGATCTGATTGCGAAAAATCTTGATTGGCCTGGTGCTGATGAGATAGCAGAGAGATTCAAAGCAATGTTGCCGCCACAAGTGACTGGTGAAGATCCACAAGTACAAGCATTGCAGCAACAGTTACAGCAAGTACAGCAACAAGCTCAACAGGCTATGCAACAATTACAGCAGCAACTTGAACAAGTGAACCAGGATAAGCAAATCGATGTCGAGAAAGTCAAGATTGATGCTTATAACGCTGAAACAAACAGGCTTAAAACTGTCAGCACATCAATGACGACAGAACAAATACAAATGATGGTTATTCAGACAATACAGAATTTGATGCAAACGCCGGACATAACTCCCGGCCAAGATCAACAGATCCAGCCAGAAATGGCACAACAAGAGGTGTTACAACAATGAGCGACGATATCGAGACGACCAGTCCAGAGCTAGAAACACTAGCTGAGGAAGTCGAGCAAGATGTATATGAAGATGATCAAGAAGTAACTGAAGATACAGAATCAGAGGACTCGGAAGAGCAAACCGATGAGCCCGTAGACGACAGTGAAGAGATTGAGTTCAACCAGAAACAATATAAGCTTCCAAAAGATATTGCGGTCGCTGTTAAGGACATGCAAAAAGACTATACGGTCAAAACGCAATCATTAGCAGAGCAGCGAAAAACTTTTGAGTCGCAAGCTCAATTTCACCAGGCGCATATACAAGAAATCGCTGAGGTGGTCGCGCTTAATAAGCAACTTGATGAGTTTAAAAAGGTTGATCTGTTCGCACTTAGTGAGCAGGACCCGGTTAAAGCTCAGCAGTTAATGTTTTATAAAAGCGGACTTGAAGAGCAAAGGAACATGCTTGCTCAATCAATCTCACAGAAACAACAGAATTTAGCTCTCGAAAAGCAGCAAGAAATTGCCAAGCGTATTGAGGAAAGCGAGTCTGTATTACGTAGAGATATCAAAGACTGGTCCCCTGAACTTGAGGGCAATTTGCAGCAATTTGCAGTGTCGAAACTAGGGTTTGATGTTGACGATGTTAAGTCGTCTAAAGCAGATCCAAGACTTTATAAATTGCTACACTTGGCTTATGTCGGTAACCAGATAATACAGAAACAGCCTGCGAAGCCAAAAATAGTACAGCAAGCAAAGCCAGTTACTACGCTTAAATCTGGTGGTGATAAGTCTCTACGCAATCCAAAAGACATGTCACAAGCTGAGTACGCAAAATGGCGGCGCAAGGGTTACGCATGATTTAACGCAGTGATGCGCTGATCATTTCCACTAATGCAACAATACGCCGTGAGGCTGTAAGGAGATTTAAAGATGGCTAATACATATAAATTCATTGACATGGTTGCGCGAGAAGCGTTGACC